GTCTAAAAAGTTTTCAACAGGATTTGCGAATATCTCGCCTACTTCTCCTTTGGGTATCTTAACGTAAGGAGTACTCTCGTTACCAGTCATTATAACGAAGTTCTTATCCTTGATATAATCCGGTATCTCATCATATTCCTTATATGTTCTGTTATGAGCGTATAAAACCATCGCGGGTATGGAAGCCAAAGCCCCTCCTCTTAGCATTGTTTGTACTGGCCTTTCCTTGAACGATCCGAGCAACTTAAGAGACCCCTGAAGTCTTGCATTCAAGAATGGTATTATAGAATTTATAGCTTTCATTTTAGATCCACGTCTAGCAAAGTCGATAGTAGCACTTCTACTCTCTTTCATCGCAGCCAAAAGTTGATCAGTACCAGTTAGACCTTCTTTTCCAGCACCGCTAAATGCTCTTTTAAAGACTCCTAATCTAGTCCCTTTCTCGGAAAAGTCACCTACTGATCTCATAAGCTCTAGTGGGCTTGTTACAACCTTCCCTATTTTCTTCAAAAGTCCCTCCTTGCCTGTAATTTGAGAAAGGGTTTTTTGTAACTTTACCCTGTCTTGAGAAAAGAAAGATGCTTGATCCGCCCCGGATAGTAGCCAATCTTTGAAAAACTTATCTTTTTTAACAACAGAAGAAAGGCCAGATATAAAGTCGTATATTGGTATCCCCCCGTATTTAGAATTAACAACAGCAGTAAATTGATCGCGCAACACATTCGGTACTGCGAACCCTACATTTAACCCCGTTGCTCCTGCTCTCAAAATCTTAGCCGGGAATGCCATAGCTCTTATAGCTAGATTAAGTTGTTCTTCATCCATTCCTTTGATAGAGTCTGCTAGTTCCTTATCTACTTTATAAAAAACCTTCTTACCGTTTTGGAATAGTGTTATGTGTGGTTCTCTTGGCTCAAATCCAGACTTCGTCCAAGTAGCTATTTCCCCGTCTATCTTGACTGGTTTAACAGGAGATTTTATCTTATCAAAACCTCCAACATCAACTAGACTATTAAGAACCCTGTTCTTCTCGATAGCCTTAGTCATATCATAGGTATTTTTTATTATACTCTCAAGGGGGTCTATTATGTCTCTTTCCGAACCCTTCCTAGTCTTTATCGGGCTAGACTTTAAATTCAAATCTTTTGTACCACCAAGAAATCCTACCTGATCGAGATCGTCAACTACTCTATTTAAAGGAGCATACTTTTTGTGTGCTTCTTTGATCGTATTGTATTGTTCTTTTGAAAGCCCTCCAACGTCTCTCCACTCCTTTAGAATATCGTCCTGGTATGATCTTAGTTCTTCTGCAATATTGCTTAATTTGTTGAATTCTGTATCACCTAATTTAACTTTTAAATCGTCTATTGCTTTTTGAGCTGATTTTGTCCCTAGCCTAGCAGCGTCTTCCGTGAGTGTCTCTGCCACCATTAAAGATCTGAGATCGTCTATATTTTTTGTTTTGTTTATTATCGGAGAAAGTTGATAATCTATCTTTGCGTTAGCTATTCCAAGACCTCCTTGGTATCTTCTGACTAAGGTATCTGGGTTCTGGGAAGGTTTTAAATTCTTTCCTTTCGTTAATTGAGTTATCGGGTCGTATCTATCAGAAAAGTTCGCCTTAACCTTATCTATAAAATTTTTAGCACTTTCTTTTAGAGGTATTTTCTCCTTCTTGAGACCTACTTTTATTTTATCTTTTATTTCTGATAATCCTAGTGATTCTGTTTTTGGCTGTATATTATCCCCAATATTAGTAGCACGCTCTACTTTGATTTCTGGTTTAGCTGTCTTTACTTCTTGTGCTTTATTGGTTATATTTTCAGGTAGTACAGCCAAAGATTTAGTACCATTTGAACCTCTATCCCTAAACTCAAATGCTCCATATCCCTGTTCTTTCATTGCTTTTTTAATTGCAGGTATATCATAATATGTTAATTGACCCTTTCCATTATCCAATAGTGGTACTCCTAGTTCTTTTGAAACCTCTCCAAATGCTTGGTAATCCCATACTTCCTTGTTTATTTTAAGAACATTACCAGTAATTTTGCCCTCAACAACGGTTGGCTCTTTTATTCCCAACCTGTCACTCACTAATCTTTTAGCACTCGCTTTATTCTCTGTAACAAATACAAAATCTTTACTTCCTGTTCCACTTATTCCTTTTCCACCACCAGCAATAAACCCTTTTTCATTTATTAGTTTTGCATTTTCAGAAGATGTACCGTGATATACTGTCTTAGCTTCTTGTATAGGTGTCTTTACTTCTTGTGCTTTTGGTTTAGCGATATTTGTTGGGGTATCTTTTAAAAAGTCTGGCAACTCCTCGCTGTTTACATAGTTTTTAATCGGATTTTTTATTTCCTCTACTGCTCCTCGTATTCTTTCGTATAAATCAGCTTGTTTTGTACCAGCTTTTGGGAGGGTTTCCTTAGAGATATTTTCAATAACACCATCAATTAATTTTCTACTTCTAAGGTGATCGGGAATCCAATCTGGGAATGTTGATTTTTCACCAATCCACGTTCCCGCTTCTGTTGGCATTCTTTTGCCTGCCTTTGAATTGTATAATTCACTAAAAAAGTCGGCTAGTTTACTATCTATTTCTTCCGATCCAGAAGGGTTAAGATTGATTTTTTTTACTTTACTCTTGCTGTTTATCCCACCACTTATTCCACCGACAATCATTCCTAAATCGTCTAATATGCGTTGATGATCGTTAGCTTGTTGATATATTTCTGGGGATAACTTCTTCTCATATTTACCAAGAAGACCATTTATAAACCCCGCATTCTGTCTTTCTTGCTTTACCTGTATCAAAGCCTTAGCACCAGCAGGGTCTTTTGAAAGTTCTTGAAGCTTAGTTAGAGGGTTGCTTTGTTTTATAAAGTTCCCTATTGCACTAACCCCTTTGATAATAGCGTTTTCTACCATAGAAGGTTTTGCTAATTCTTGCTTTGTCTTTTCGTCTAAGCCGGATAGACTTTGTTGGTTTATGTAAGCGTCTTTTAATGATTGAGCCTTTTTAGTTGACTGTATCTTTTTGAACTCTTCTGATTCTTGTATTCCAGTAGTAACATAAGAAGGTTGTTTTTCCCAAAATAATATCTCCCCTTCTGCAGGAGTTCTCCCAAGCAATGACTGATACTGGGTGATTATAACATCTCTACTGTTTGGGGTGTTTCTATGTTCAATAAGTTGGGTATCTTGAGGAGATACTGGTTTTGCTATTGTCTGGGCAAGTGTAGTCTTAACCGGAACAGTTGGTTTTCCCCCAAGTAAAGACATCCCCTCTTGTGTGCTTTTTTTTATATCGTCTAAAAAAGTTGCCATTATAGTCCAGCTATTTTATTAATTAAGTCATCGGTCGATCCGCCATTCTGATTCTTAAATTCTTGATAAGCTCCTGGTTTTGCCCAACCCCAAGATACAGTTTTACCAGTCGGGCCTTCGAAATAAGTTCCGCCTCCGAGTGCGTTGTCTATATCAGCATCTTTAACATTCGGGAACTGAGCCTTGACTCTATTCCATACAGACCTCCAAGGTTCGCCTTGTTGTAGCTCATTTTTAGCAGAAGCCGTAACAGTCCAGAATTTGCTATTAGCAGCAACATTACTAGACCCACTTCCTGAACCTCCACTACTTGCTTTGTAAGCACCGCCTAGATCCTTTATAGTTTCCCCTGTTTGAGAGTTTATAAGTAGCTCTCTCCCGTTTGCCGTAACTGTCTTAGTATCAATTTTCTGCCTATCCAGTTCCTTATTCTTTTCGTCAAGTTGCATTTTTAGGACATCCTTCTCATAATCTCTCTGCTTTTGGTAGTAATCCACGGCCTTTGAGACTACGTCGCTTTGAAGTTTTAGCTTATCCACAAGAGCAGTTTTGCGTGATTCATACTTTGATTGAGTAAGTGATACTCTTTTTGACCTTTCGGCTTCACTTAGCCACGGGTTGTCGTTAATTGCCATTATTTCTTCGCCTTCTTTGACGTCAATATCGTTGATAGCGTTGGTTATGTCTGTAAGCCCCATAGCTTCTGAAATTTGTTTTACTACGTCGGAGATAGATCCTTGAGAAGTAACCCCACTTATAACGTCAGAAGCCTTAGTTTCGGCTATTGACTGACTTTCGGTTACGGGCATAGTACCACGAGTATCTTGTCCGCTCGCCACAGCCTCACGTATAGAGGCTTTTATTGAGTCGATGTTCGGATTGTTTTGAAGCTGGAAATTCACCTCATCGATTGAAGGTGTAATCCCGTACTCTTGATAAGCCTGGTAGATGTTCTGGCGGTGTTGTAAAGCCCAATCTACTGGTGACATTCCACTTCCTTGTCCATAACCTTGAGGTAGTGGAGGTATTGGAGAGGCTTGAACTTCGTCAATAGTATTGCCACCTTGGGCTTGTGATGAAGTTTGTTCTCCTGAAACATTCGGAGTTTGGCTTGGATTTAACGGTGTGGGCTGAGAAGCGTTACCTGCTGGGTTCCCTACAAAATTAGGAGCCATATAACCTGGTTCTCCTGGTTTTATTTCTGCTTGGTTTGGGTTTATTGTCGGCACTGGTTGGTTATTGGAAGCAATAGGAGATATTGATTGTGCTTGTGCAAGTCCCATATCTGATCCTGAAACGTAATCTCCCCAATCTGTCGCAAACTTTTGTGCATTTGGCAAATATTGATCATAATCTCCACCTAAGAGTTTTTGCTGAGTATTGCCTAAGACTTTAGAACCAAAAACATAATCAATAGCGTCTTGAACGCCCTTTTGTTGCCAAGACTGCGCCTCACCATCAAAAGAAGCGTTTTTATTTACCGCAGTACCATCATTATTATAAATATATCTATTTATATTAGCGCCATAATCCCCTAACTTTTTAACTAAGTCGGGGTTAGAAATAACATCCTGATATGTTGGCTTTTTATTAACTGATAATGTATATCTTTGATCGGGGTTTGTTGCCATATTATTAATTTATTATTAAAATCTATTTTCGTTAAATAAACTATCATCATAGTCTCCACAAAGAACGTCGAATCCTTTGAACATTCCACGGTCTTTAGTTTGATAGTTGAATTGAGAATCAGTCATTCTCTGCCACAAATCATCTAGTTGTTTTTGAGCTAGTTGATAGTGTTGAATAGCAGCAGGTTTGTCGTCTCTGTTATACAGGTTGCCTAAAACCTTTTCGATAATAGCTTCGTTACCTTCGTCTGAACCTACAAATACAGTTTCTATATCATCGGCAGTTAGGCCGTCTCCGTCTGGTATTACGGCCGGGATATATTGTCCCCATATAGTCATCGTTCCCGAAGCACCTGATAGAGTATTAACATATAGAGTATTAGCGTAGTCTGTGTAAAACTTTTCCGTACCTGAAGATTGGTCTTCTTTGTATCTCTTGTAATCTTCAAAAGTAAGTTTTTCGAATCTTTCCCCACCTATCTCAAGCAATTTAATACTATCGGTTTTATAGCCTTCAAAATTCCACTCCTCAGTTGTGGTATAAGTAGTTGACTGCCTACCTTCTGTAAAAGGCCACGGCTTATATCCTGCCGCCCATCTGTGAGCTTGGTTGATCCAGTCGTTAAGAAAAGCCTCAGAAGTCCACGCTGAAGTAGTGTCTTTTCCAGACCTTACTAAAATTTCGGTTTTCAAATCTCCTCTTGTCATATGTTTAAATGTTATTAATCTGTTTGTACAACTCCATTATAAGTGGTTGACGGCAGTGCAGACAAGTCAAAATATAATCTGAAATTTTTACAATATACGTCTATGCCACCTGAGCCTGAATAGTTTGACGATAAATATAGCTGTATTAAATCTCCGCTAGAGAATACTAAATCTTCACTATGCGTAACATATGCAGTAGTCGATTGTCTTGAAGTCCCAACCGCTACTCCGTTCTTATATATTCTTGCATAACCCACTAACCCAGCAGAAGCAACGTGTTTTATATCAAATTTTACTCTATAAGTCCCAGGCATTATAGCTAATATCTCTTTCTTTTTAGTCCAGGTAGCCGAGTTGGAATGGGTTCGCTCTGTATCTGCACTTGTTCTCAGATTATCTGACGCTATTGGCCCCATAACAAACCCACTCACGGTTGTAGCAACGACGTTCCCTGCTGCATCAACTCTAAAAGGTGCAGTATCTCTATTCTCTTGTAATGCTCCAGCCCAGAAAACTATATCAGTTGAATCTTCGGCTCTATTTATACCACCAGTGTTTTCATCCTTTCCTACTTTTACAGTACCAGTTTCGGCTGTGTCCATTCTTCTTGAAGCCTCGTCGATGTTTCTAATAATATCACCGCTAGTTTCTATATTAGGTTCGGGTTCTTTTACTTCATCTCGGTACTCAGTTACGTTAATTGAAGGTGCAGGTGAAGCATCGTTTGTATAATCAAATGGGTTTTCTTCATCACGATAAAATTTTCTCATTAGTGGTTTGGCATATTATCCCCAATATATCCTACTGAACCTGTAATCTCGGGTGTTGAAAGTCCAGAAGGTGTTAACTCTACTCCTATTTCAAATACTTTAGCTTGGTCGTTTATTATAAATTCTGCCTCAGTTGAACCCTCTACGGAGTAAGTAGTCGAAGTTCCATCAGCTATCTTGGCGTACTTCCAACCCTCTCCAGCAGAAGAAGAACCACCTGTTTCTTGACGATTTGGTTTGTAAAGCAAAGATATCGAAGTCCCCGCAGGCAGAGCGTTAAATGCAAGTTTTTCTGATAAGTAGCTCTTTTTAAGATGAGGTTGTCCAGCAGTCCATTCTAGCCCCTCTAAGCGAGCTGTGGCTCGTGTAGAAGAAGAAATCATATCAATACCGTACTCAAACCCGACTGAGTTAGCTTGCTTCCAGCTTGCAAAAACCGCAGATGAGTTTACCCATACAGCTCCTATCTCTTTGAGAGTATTTCCATCGACTGTTGGTGAAAGTCTAAATTCGTGGTTAAGAGCGAACGGTCTGTTGAGCATTCTACGTCCGTACGAGTAAATTCCAGATCTATCCCCAGCTCCATAAATCCCGAATAAAGCTACATCGTTAAATACATCTACCCTTGAATTACACTGTCCTCCGTAAGGTATGGAGTTTAGCGGAGCAGTAGAAGAAAAGTCTGAATAGAAAAGTTCCCCTGACGTTCCTCCTTGTAACAAAAGACGTTCTGTATCAATCAAGCAATTAATCCCTCTTACAGGTATCTTCTTTTTTTGTACCCAGTTTACAGCCGTCACAATCCAGCTCCATATATGCCCTTCTTCGCTCTGGTCAACTCTCTCAGTACCTAATAAAACGTAGTCGTCTCTTTCTTCGAGGCACTTTATAATGTTACCCGGGCGTAAATTCATTGAAGCGTTATTATACGCACCTGAGTAGTCTATTGTAGCTAAAAAGTTTCGGTTTCCTATACAAAGTGTACCAGCTGCGTTTTTCATAGGGTGATAATCAGCCGAGTCTAAGTTAGTTTTGTAATTTTGAGTAACAACTCCAGCCGCCCACGGTGTGTCAGGAGAGCCGTTTAAAACCATTCTAGCTACTGAAGTAGCAGTAGCCCAGTATAGATAATTATTATCGTCAGATTGTTTCCACTCACAAGCTCCCTTAATCGGACCATTCTCATCGTTATACACGAACGAGACGACAGGATCAGCAGGGTTACCTGATATAGCGTAGATTGAACCCAAGTCTCCAAAAGCATAAATTGAGCCATCTCTAGCAGGTACAGCGAACTTTATACAATCATTGACAGTAGTAGAGCCTGCAATTCTTAACATCGCAAAATTACAAGAAAGAGAGTCTCTACGTTTATGAATATCACACCCATAAGCGTATTTAAAACTCCCTCTTACTCCACGGGAAACCTCGTCTGAAATACCGCTCCTCCAACTGTCTTTAATATAAGGTATCATTTTATGGCTTAATAATCGAATAGGTCAAGGTCGCATTTAAAAAATTTTGCCCTGAAATTATACTTATCGCCCTCTGTTAATCTAATCTTTTTCCAGTTTATCTCTCTAAAAAGTCTAATAAACTTTCTTTTTATACTCTCATCCTCTAAAACTAACTCTAAAATGCGTTTTAACAGCCTTTGACGCTCTTTCATATCTCCTATTACTTCCCCGTGTTCTAACATCGCCAGAGCCTTTTTAAATGCCTTTAAGGGGTATATCTTAGCAAACATTCCAAACCAAGTTACTAACCATTGGACTCTCATCAAATAACTGTCATCTTCTTGTAGAATGTAGCACAGATAGTCTCTAAGTTGTGAAGTTTCGGGGCTAACTTTTGTCCAAGCTCTATGAATTTCTCTTACAGGTATACTCATCTTTTCGGGTGGCATCATATTATATTTTTCGCCCTCAGCTAGTCTTGCAATACTACCAAATAAAGTCTCTTTTATATCTTCGATTATTTGATCGTTGTCTAATCCGAATTCTAGTTTATGCCAACTATCGTTAAATACCTGATTTTTAATCTCGTGTTTTAATTTTGACATACTCCCAAATAGAATCGCTCCTCTTGGAAAGCATTTAACCGGGTACTTTTCACCTTCTACTATCATTACGGTTTGTCCTCTTTTATCCTTAGTAAGTTTGGCATCTACACTATCTTGTGTTTTCCACCAGTTTACCATAGGCATTGAAGCCGGACTCTTTTTAATGAGTTTGTAATACAGTTTTTTAATTTTCATTCGCCTCCTTGCGTTTTGGCTACCGCGCGCAAGGTTGGTAGCCAAAGACGAATACTAGTTACTAGTAATTTCCGAAAAGAATAGCACCAAGTTTTCTACAATACGCAGGCACTAAAGCCCCATACAGGTAAAGTCCTTGATATTTCTTAGCGAATTGATTTTCCGCATCAATTACACGGCTCTCACTCCACTTATCAGCGTAGGTAATCATACCCTTGTGATTAGCAGGGATCAAGTATCCAATAGATCCGGCTGTGAAGTCACCAGAACCTGTTGAGTGCCCAGCACGAGAAGAAAGTCTTACTCCAGCAGCTAAGTGGATATCAAATCCTCCGATTCTCATTACACGTCCATTAACGACTGTACCATTGTACATTTCGGCAATGCCTGTAGGTTGAGTTTCAGCAGCTTGAAGAAGCATAGTCTTTATCTCAGCAGGTACAGTCAAGTGCCTATCGCCATCTGGTACTTCGTTGATGTTCAATTTCTCAGCAAGTAAAGTTACTTGATCGTAAACTGAAGTCGCAGAAATACTTGTAGCCATAGCAGCTTGAATTTCCCAACCAAGGCCATCTCCAGTTGGTACAGAAAGCATCACTGTTTGATCGTTTGGAGCTTGCTTGCTAAATTCAATTCCGTTACCACCAAAGATACCTCTTAGAGTATATCCTTCGTGGAAGTCAGAACCACTTACAGCACCATCCCATTCTGTGATTGTTGCAGAAGAAGAAGAAGTCACTGACGCAATCTTCCACCAAGGGCTTACCCAAGTTGCAGAAGATCTGAGTCTAAATCCTTTTCCTACATCTGTTGCTTCGAAACCAGCGTGTGCAATAGTTCCGTCACCTTGCTCTACTCCTGGAATTATTCCTGCAGTAAAGTCGTCTCTAGCACCCAAAGTTACAGTACCACCAGTAGCAGAAGTAACGATAGAAGCTTGAGTTGAAGCACCACCATATACTCGGATGTCTACACCGATCCAAGAACCAGCTTTAGCTTCTACTGCTTTTTCAAGTACATACTTGTCGATTTCTTTTTCAAGAACAGCAGCACGGTTTGTGATAAGATTCTCAGAAACGTTGCTACCATAAGTGAATAAATCTTCTAGTCTATCAAGAGTGAAGTTGAAATACTTCCTCTTTTCTACTACTAATTGATCTTCTGCATCAATTATTGTCTCAGACGCCATATCAGTACCTACAACGTAGTCTGACATCAAAGCATCGTTCAAGAATGATAGGATGTTAACTCTATCCCCGGGTTTCTTGATTTCCCCTTCGTAATCACGGTTTACGATACCGTTTGCTACTGGGTTTGCATATACTTTTTTAAGTACTTCCTTTGCAAACTGTTCGCCAAAATTTGATAAGTTCATTTCTCAAATTCTCCTTTTTCCTCTACTGAAGATCAGCAGGAATTAGTCCTTTAGAGAGCATATCTGTGTATTTACGCCAGTTAGTCTCTCTTAACGTTTTAACGTCTTGAGCGGTTAGTCCTGCAGGTTTAGGGCTTTTATCCCCTCCTGTAGGCTTCTCAAGGCCTTTACGTGGTTTCTGATACATTCCTCTTTCGATTAGGAAAGCTTTGGCACAAGTTTTCATACTCATTCCTTTGTTATCGGGGTCTGCTTGGAATTCTTCGAACTCCTCCCATTTCTCTTTAATCTCCGGGTGAGCATTCAATACGTCTTTTTTAGTAAATTCTCCCGTTATGTTAGAGATTGTATTCTCCAGGGATTGAATCTTCTTGTTAAAACGCTCTTGTAAAAGTTTCCCTTCGTCTGAATAAACTTCAGCTTCGGTTTGTGTAGAGGATGATAATTGTTCCTCCAGTTGTCTAGTCCTTTCCTCAGCACGCCTTGTTTTTTCTCGTTGTTCTTTCAGGTCTTTTAACAAGAGTTCCGGGTTAGTTTTAGATCCTGGGGCAGGAGTAGCTTCCTCAAGTACTACTTCCTCTATTGTTTCTTCCGATTCAGTCTCGGTGGGATTTGTCAAATCCTCATTAATGACTTCGGTTTCTTCAACCATATTTTTTCCATTAGTTTAATGACTTAGGGCGGTCAGTGGCAGTTATTAATGAGGTTGCCTCCTCTTAATATTTATGCTCTTGCTATCAATCCCTCAAGATCAGAAATACTTCTGACATTAAGTTCTTTTAGTTTAGCGTAAAGCTCTAATAACTCTTCCTTGTATGTCTTTTCTGGGGTTACTGGTGTTTCAACGGTTTCCTCTGCTGTTTCCTCTACGATTTCTACTTCAATTTTCTTTTTCATACTATTGATTTATTAATAATTCTAAGTGTTTTTCCATCTGTTCTTTTGCTTTATTTGGTGATTCTATCACGTGCAAAAGTATTTTATAAACAGTATGGTATGGTATTAATTCGGATTTTTTAGCGTTTTCTAGCTCTAAACTAGCCCATTTTCCTTCAATTATGCTTATTTGTGACTCACAAAACGCTTTTATGTTATCTACTCCGAATGGTTCTTGTGAAAGTACCTTATTATAGCTTTCAAATACTTCTCTTTCTTCCTTGTCCAGACTATTTACGTCTGTTATACCTCTCTTTTCAAACAATTTATTCAAAAGATTGTGCATATTGTGTAAATTAAAATGGCGACATTCCTTTTTATAGGATTCGTCGCCATTTGTTATGGTCTGACCTCTTAATTATTTTATGCTTTGAAGCTGTCTTCCTACTTCTCTTATCTCTAGAATTGTTAATTCTGCTACCACTATGTTTATTACGTTACCGTCAGTCTCGATTACTAATTGTCTTTTCTTTGGTTCTGCTTTCTCTTGTTTTACCTCTTTTTCTTCTGTTTTTTTGTCTTCAACTTTGTCTGTCATAATATATTTTTACTAATATTTTGTTTATACCATACTTTAAATAATAAAGCAATAGTAAAAAGATGATGCTTTTAATTAGGATCAGCATCAACCTCGTCCTTCATTGCTACGCCTACGCACGGGGCGTCTTGGCGTACAGGAAACGATATCTCGAATCCGCATTTGCAAGTCATTTGGATTCTCATAATGTTGATATCGTTTTGGTAGATGTGGACATTCCACCTTAGCTGTTGTCCGCATACATCGCAGTTGTACTTATACACTCCGACGATTTGTTTAGGCATTTTGTGCCTCCTTACTTGAACGTGTCCTTGTCCCATTCTTTGAACGTGGGCTTTTGTTCTTTCGGCTTTTGACCGGTGCCACATCTGGTGCAAATCCACTTGCCATTGATTTTATACATTGGCTCGTGGTGAATCTTGCACTGTGGCATTTCATCGCTTCCAGTTCCCATTCTTTCGTTTCCTCCTTTTCTTTTTGGTATCGGGCTTGTCGGTGTAATCTTCTGAATCATTTTCTCGCTCCCAGTAGTGTAGTCTTCCGCACACCTTATTGGTGCATTTGCCGAAAACGTACTTTCCAGAAATGGTGTGTCTGAGTTCCTCTAGCTGTCCTCTACAGTGTATGCACTCTATGACTTTCACCCCCTCTATTTGCGGTATGAACCGCTCTCGCATTTCCTTATCTTTTCTTTTACTTGAGTAATATTCTTAGTGTCATTCGGATGTAATTTGATATGCTTGAGAAGTTTTTTTAGTCTACTCGCACAAGCCTTTGCGAACCCGCCAGGGTTCTGTACTTTCTTTTTTGCCATATATTTTTGTTATTTTTCTATATATTCTTTTATAAATCCCTCGTTACTTCTTTTTCTTTTACCTTCTCTACCCTTTTTGTACTTAGCTCTGCCTTATTACACATACTTTCAAGGTCAGCCTCATATTCCTCATAAAAATCAGTTCCGAATTTGTCGTCTATAAATTTAGCTAATTTCTCTATAAATATTCTTGAACCCGTCTTTTCTCCTGTATTGATTGAGTTCAAAACCCATTCTTTGGTTATTCTATCGTGTGATGTTTGCTGTGTTGCCGTACCACCAGCGTCCATAATCCAACACTCTCCAGCAGCAGAATAAATAGAAATTCCGTTTGTAAGTGTACCGACTGGAGCGGTTCCATCGAACAAGACAATCTGTTGCGTTCCCTCTGTTGTACCTCTTGAATTACCGCTCTGAGTTGATGTACCTATCTTTAGGTTTCCCCAACCAGTTAATCTCATTTTCTCCGCAAAAGAAGCTCCTGAGTTTGTATTCCAAAACTCTAGTCTTGACGGCACTCTTGTTCCCGATGTTGGTGCGGCTTCGCACACACAAGCAAAGTCACCAGAGTTTATAGCCGTTCCAGTTCCGCTATCTGCTTGGAAAATAAACTCTCCTAGATAGTCTCCAGAAGCTACTGCCTTCGGTGTTGCAATAGTTCCTCTTGATTTGAACATTCTTACTTCCGCCGCATAAGCATTATCATAATACTTCGCAAGCCTAAGATTGATTGTCGTAGCCTGAGTATTATGAATTGTTAAATATCCATCAGGAGTGTTTGAGCCTGTATTTATCCCTACCAATCCAGTATTAAAAACTTCCATTCTCTTGGTCTCAGTTCCAGCTACCCCAGTCCAAAAACAAACATTCCCGTATTCTGAACAAACATCTATCCTATCTTCGGCATCAACGTATTGAATCCACCCTCTACGAGTACCATCTTGTTGAAATTGAAGATAGGGGTTTCCAGTAGCTGAGGAAGTGTTGAGAGATAAAAGTAAATCGGCACCAGTCAATGCAAGTGATGTACCAGTAGCCGCTCCTATGTCTGGCGTTGTTAAAGTAATTCCTGCTAAAGTCAATCCTGCACTAGCTCTATTTATTGCTACTTGTGTTGTCCCTATGTAAAATGTTTGTCCTACTAAAGCATAATTTGCAATAGTCGCATAAGCACCAGTTCCTAAAGCACCTGTTATGGTTACGTTGTCTTGGACTGTTAGGGTTTTGCCTGCGGTTATTGCAAGCCCGTGTACGCCAGTTAAAAGAGCGGCGTGAGTAGCAATAGCACCAGAAGCCTCGTATGCAGTAGCGGCGGTGTAAGCAGCAGTCCCTAAGCCTAAAGCACTTGCAAGTGTAGCACCCCCTATCGTAGGTAAATTACTTATTTCAATATTTGTAGCCCATAGCTTGGTTAATCTCGCCCCCGTTGCACCAATAGTTTGCCCGACTGTTTGGTCGGTTTTAACATACCCACCAGAAGCGTGGTCTCCCCAACTATACGCTGTTACTCCCTTTGCTGTATCTGCCGTTAGAGGTAGTGAGTAATTTGCTGTGTAAGATATTTGTTGCCCTGTTAGAGTGAACCCAGTCAATCCAGAAAATGTAATGTCTCCAGTATTTGTACCAGATAGATTACCACCTGTGATATTGCCTAGAGTAGTGAAATCATAAGTCCCTATGTCTATGTCTGAATCAGCGTTAGATCCATTTAATTTCAAATAAAGTTTATCCGCATCTTTCGATGTGAATATCTTTCTGCTCCCCTCTATGAACTGAGTAAGACCCTTTATAGCTGAAGAGTCTAATCTTTTTTCTCCTTTAAGGGTTTCGAGCTTATCCTTTATCTCGCTCGGAGTATCGGGTGAACCATCTTTACCGTTATCCCCGTCTTTACCACTCAACCCATCTAACCCGTTGTCTCCTTTATCACCTTTAACTCCGTCTTTTCCGTTGATACCGTCTTTTCCGTCAATTCCGTTCTTACCATCTTTGCCATTAAAACCATCACGTCCGGGGAATCCTTTATCACCCTTGTCGCCTTTTTCTCCTTTGTTGTTATCAACCCTCTTATTTAGTTGTTCGATTAAAATACCGTGTTTCTTTAAAATAACGGCTTTCTCAACCGAATCTTTTATTCTCAATAAGTCTTCATTCATTATACTGGTTGTCCCATACTACTTAATTCATTAAGTTTTGTTTGAATACCACCCATTAAGTCCTCTTGGGGTAGTTCGTCTGATTCTTCTACTTGTTTCATTTCTTCTGGTGTTAGATCAACAGAGTCAAGCATTCTCTTTCGCGCTATCTTTCTCAAAGCCACGTTATCCGGGAATTGTTGTAAGATAAACATAAACTTTTGGATAGTCTTTACGCTCTCGGCTTCTTGTTCTGAAGAAGAATTTACAATAGGTTCATATCCTACTTCCGAAATCCAGTCATCGCGATATACTGTTTTAGGATATATTTTGCCTGATTGTCCCATTTTATACAGTTTTATAAACTTAGGTGCGTTAGCTTGCATCATTTTATCCCACTTCCAAGCTAGCTCATACCAAGCCATCCTGTAGAATTTAGCCATTCCAGTTACTCTCTCGTTAGCTTTACCGACTAGAATCTGTACTTCTCCAAGAGTCTGTTGGCCTTCGCTTGACTCTCCCTTCTCGATCGCTGTAGCCCCAGTACCTCTTTCAACTATCTGAGTAACTATCTGAATCGCTGTTAGGGTATCGTCAAGACCTGATATCTCTACTGGTTGGATTACATCGCTTATTCTGTTAGTAGCTGAAGGTGGAGCAGGTATCATCACGCCCGGGCCCGGTACATAAGTCTGAGGTGTATAACCTTGAGCAGGTGAGTACCAGTGCATTTGGAAATTCTTTAGAGTTCGATTCTCTATAAGCTGTGAGTACCATACATTCAATACCTTGTTAGGGGTGCGTACAAGGTCTGCTACGCTGTCTGGATATATATCTGTTATCTCAGGGTCTTCACTCCACATAATGAATGGTAGGAAGTCCACTCCGATTGAATCTACTAGCTTTTCACATAAAAGTTCAATGCAGTCATCAGCATATACATAGACATATCTTTCAAACTTCATTGTCTTTTCATTCCAGACCTTAGTGTGGTGTTCTGTTAGGTTAACTACTCTATCACCTCCTGCGTAGTAAGCAAAGTCTCCGTTGTTCACTCCCATCGAGACTAATCTCTCCATTTTCTTTTCCCATTCTTCGCGGTTCTTAGCCCCTTGAGTGATACCTTCGGGAGAATCTACCCATATCTTTAGCTCGTCTTTGCCTTCCTTGGTGTATCTTTCGTCTGAAATTATGTCTCTTATAGGTCTGAATATGTTTTGGTGTATTAAGAATCTTGACGTTTCCATATCCCATACACTCATTATAGGATCTAATAGAATATCATAAGGATCTAGCACTGAAACAGTTACCCCATCATCGGAGATATTTAGCTTCTTTACGCTTAATCCGTACAAGAGTACGTTCTTTTTGTCTAAAACATCAATAAGCTCAATTTTGTTGTCTTTGAATTGAGTATCCCATATCTCTTGGTAGATTAGTTCTTTTTGTTTATCCCCAGATAGTTCTTTCCAATCTACATTTGGTGGATCATCTACCTTAGAAAGAAGTGTTTTAAGCGTTTCTTTCATTAGGGGGATGTTTACCGCCTGTCTCTGAGTTAATCGGTTAGTCTTTACCTTGTTACGATACAACTCATAATTACTATCCCAGTCTTCGTGCTTACGATTCTGAAGCTCTGAAGCTGATAGTTTCTCTCTCTTTAGCTTTTCCATCATTGGAGATGCAATGAATGTGCTTGTTTTTTGATCGTACATTTTTTTATGTGAATAATAAAAGACGGATAGAAAATCCGCCTTTATTTGGTTGAGATAATTCACTTATATACTATTTTATGTTATTTTGCAATAGCAATTTTTGCTTCTTCGTATATCTGTAAAGTCTTTAGTCTTTCTTTGTCGCTCCTCCATTTCTTAACGTTAAATTCTAATTCTCTTAATGAACCATCAGAATCAAAGTTAAGTGTTACCTTTCCATTGCGAACATTCATTGCCCCCTGCTCGAATAGAACGTGTAGTATCCGTCTGCATCTTTCAAGCTCTAGTAAGCCTATGTTTTCTATTTGTATGTTTATTGTTGAAATCATATTTAAAACGATAAGTCGGAATCCCCATAGTAAGGAAGAACAGGTGCTGATTGTACTGCTCCTTTTTGTATTGGGTTTTTTAGTAATGATACTAAGGCATATCTTGTAGCATCCATCATATCTGAGAATTCGTGGCAAGGTACATTAATAATCTTTTCGTCTCTATCCACTTCCCATAGATAGTTTTGATATGCTTTTATTATGTTAATACTTCTTTTAGTTACGCTTATACGTTGTGATTGCATCAGTTCTATGCTCCAGCTAACAAATCCTTTACTTCCACTCTTTTGCTTTGATACAGGTACAATAGGTACCCCGTGCTTTCTTATCTCCTCAGTTTGCTCGGGATCTACGCTATCTGCTACTGTTAAGGCTTCTTGGTTCTGGTTAAGTATAAGCTCTGCTATTACGTTGGCTTTCATACCTTTACGGCAAGCTACCTCATCTAGTATGAATCCTCCTTGATAAGAATAAACTGCTACTATCGCTGTTGGGTCGTTAGTATAACCGTAGTCTAATCCGTATCTTTCAATCTTAGCGTGGTGAGGTACTTCTTCTAGTGTCTCCCAGTCTTTGAATATCTTTCTCTCGGCGCTACTTGGTTGTCCAAGCCACTTGTGTTTATAAAGAGTTGGGCGGTTAGCTTCGTCGTCTCTGATCTCTTTTAGTATCTCATCTGGCATCCACCCATATTTCATAGCTATGTCATAGTTTACGTTGATTACGATTGTGTCCGGGCGTCCTTCTATTACTAGTCTTTGGTGTACAGGGTCATCTTCTAGCAACCTGTTGTATGTATATATAATCTTTGAGCCTGGTTTACGAACAGTTGGTGTTAAAACCTCTAAGCTCTGTTTAGTTACAGTCTGGGCTTCTTCTACCCAAGCTATATCAATACCTTCTATGGATTTAATGCTTTGCTCGTTATGCCAGAGTCCCTTAAAGATAAAGTCTGAACCATTTAGCTTATTAACTATTCCTTTATCTGTTACTTCAAAATCATTTAGTTCGTACTTATGAATAAGATCTGCTAACAGTTGATGTGAAGATTCTGCTATTGAGTTCTGAAACTCTCTAAAGCAAGCTACTCTAGTCTTTCGTTCTCTTGCTCTTATTAAAAGGAATCTAGCTACTGTATGAGACTTTAAAGAATAACGTCCACCATAAATAGCGGCTTCTCTCCAGTCTTCATCAAACAGTCTCCGATATTCCTGGGGTATTACAATTGTCTTCTCCTTCATTTATGAATTTTACAAGTATTGGTATCTTCTCTCCGTTAGCTCCAGTCATCTCTGTTCTCTCTGAATATTTATTCTTTCCGAGTCCTTTAGCAACAAACTTAGTTATGTCTGCTTTTACTTTATCATCATCACAATCATTAAGGAAATAATCTAAATTACTTTCTGCTTTTTTTAATCTTTTAAGGTCTCCGAGATTTTCCGATAGCCATTCATTATCTTGGCTTGTAATTACTTCTGAATATTCTTGGCTATATCCAGCCTTTAATGCGGATTGTAAAGCATTACTAAAAGTAGGACTCTTTGGGTCTGTGTAATATCTTAAAAACTCTATTTGTTTTGGCGTTAGTTTATCCTCTGCCATTTAAAAACTCCTTTGTCTTTTGCATTGTACTTCTAACAGTGTCTATTTTATCATTAATACCTTCAATGTATTGTTTACCTTCTTCTTGTCTTCCGTTAAGGATAGCATCAAATAAGTCCATTTCTTTTATGATTGATTCTATCTTAGAATCTACTTCTTTCTTTAGGGAGGTCATTCTGTCTTCTTCTTCTTTCGCTTGCTCTACTGTTAGAGATTTATCGATTTCTCTTTTATCGAGTGCATCTTTACGGCTCATTAGTTGATCGTATTCTTCTCTTGCTTGCTCTCTAAGAGAACCATTAGTAAACCTTTGTAATTCAAGATCCCATAACATTCTTTGAAAGCCTCTAATCTTAGCTTTGTAGTACGCTTTTTGTCCTTTTATCATAGTTTTATTTTACTGTTATTTTGAGGGTAACTTTGCTAGAATAATATATCTAAATTCTTGGTTGTAGTCTGTCCCCGGCCAGTTTTGATCTGTTAATTTGTAAGTAATTATATCGAAACAATTCATTTTTGTCAATAGCTTTCGGTAATCATATGCATAATATCCTGTGTTGTATTTGAGTGCCATTCTATTCCACCAACCTGGAGAGTGAAACTCACATAGCAGTATGTAGTTACGCCCTATTCTCATCATTTCTTTTAAATATCTTTTAATATCCTTAGGGCTTGTGTATATGAGTGACATATCACTGAGGCAAATATCGGCACTATTATCACTCATCATTATGTTATCAGTAGAGTTTACTTTAAAGATACCACCCTTCATATAGTCTCTGGCGGTCTCTACTGCGTCTTTGCTTATATCTGAGCCAGCTACCTGTACGTTTCCGAAAACCTTTAGGATAGTCACTAAATTAGCTCCAGCACCCATTCCTACTTCGAATATAGATCTCCACGTCAACTGCTTTAGGAAATTGCATATGAGGAATCTATGCGGGTGATCCCAGTTCATATAATGCTCAGCCCAGTTAATTTTCCTCTCCTGCCAGTACTTCTTGTGTTTTTTTGTTGTTTTGAATAGTTTCATTTTAATATTTTTTTGTACCACTTGTCTTTTTTTATAGTTTTCATCATTTGCTCAACCGCTTGTTCTACTGTGGGTCTATTTTTAAATGATTCTTCGGTCTGCAATACAACTTGTTTCAATATTCCGTACAACTTGCTTGTGTTCATATGTATTATATTCTGTACGAGTTTTTCTTCTGGTATATCAACAAACAAAGCATATTCCAGCTCGCCTTTCTTTATCTTGCTAACTGCTTCGTTAAATTTATCCAACATTTCTTTTGACATTTTCATATTAGCTCCTTAGTATATTATATATTATAGCAAATAACGGTCTAAAAATCCACTGCTTTTCTCCAGCCCACCACCTTAATTTACGCTTAACTTTATGCGGTAGTTTGGAAAGAATGTATCTCCCTAGACTGAAATCGACCTTTAATGGTTCAGTATTTTCAAGCCCAAATTCTTTTAAAACTCCGCTTACTTTATCCCCTGCGTATGGATTATCAAAGCCCGTACTTATATTGTCTAGATGGCAACCTACTAGAAAACCTCTTTCGTCTATTTGCTTGTAATTTACGGCGTCACCAACGTACTCGTGGCTCGGTATCGGAGTACCTTCTTTATACTTACCTACTGCCTTTTTGAGTCCAGTGAATCTAGCGTGAGCAAGTGGGTCAATAAATACATCTCTTGGCATCTTAATTGTATAAAAGGGCGGGTTTGTTTGTGGGTTGTATTCCCGGACTTCTTTTGTCCTCATATTCCAAATATACCCGTTTTTGAAGCCTGAACCCTCAAAATCGGACTCTTTAAATGCCGTCTGAAGAATTTTTATTGCATTTATGGAGTATATATCATCTGAAGGTTGTATAGTCATAAGAACGTGAGAACACTCACCTATTGCGTTTATAAGGTCTCCCATAGAGCCTTGTAGAGCGTCTATTAGGCGTTCTCTAGCTATCTTATCTTCGTATTTATCATCGTAGAAGCAAACCCCCGCAAAAGTTATGACTGTCTTAAAATCGGTTATAGTATCAAAGTATTCTTTTAACTCTTTTATCTGCTTATTGTGCTTATCTTCTCTGCGAACACTTATCCATAGAATAAAATTCTTATTCGTTTGAGCCAACAATGACGGCACAACAAATTGTTTTATGATTTTTATTCTGTTGCGAAGAAATCTCTCCCCCCTGTATCCTCCATAGAGGCCTAATCCGAGTAGAGGCATATACATTAAATGTTTTATAGTTGTTTTGTCCATAATTCTCCTGGTTTATTTATATAGTTACTCATATTGTTTTAGGTAGATATATAGTACTCCCACATCTTTTACAATAAGCCCACGCATCTCTTCTGATATTATAACAATTATTAGTAATTATATGTTCTTTAGTACAAATACCTGAAATAAGTTGTGGAACGGATAATTCCTTGTCTATAAATAATTCTCCATCAGGTAGTTCCTCAACATTGTAAGCAATAGCATTATTCCATTCTCGTATGTTAGAGATATGATAAATATCTCCAAGATATTTTTGGTTATTAGAACAACCCGTCAAAACATATTGTACTTTGTCTCCTTTTTGAAACATATACTTTAATCTAATAGGCTTTATCTGTTACTTAGGCGGTGTGTGTATGACAGTTGCACATTTATCCGCTACCATCAAATCGTTGATAATTTTTTGACCAATTGTTTTCCCTATATTAATATCATCGCTTTCGTCATTATCGTCGTTTCTTCGTGTTGCCATAACTATCTCATCTAAATAATTTGTGATTTGTATATCAACTACTTTATCAAATGATGTTGGTAAATTTGAAAAACTTATTTTAATACAGTCCAATATAGAATAGGCAATTCCACATTGTATGTTTTTCGTTATTGTATCTATTTGGTTTTGATATTTTTTCATAATTGTTTTACCCAAAGATTATCAGGGTTCTCCTCATCTGCTTTATATCCTTGACTTACTAAAAAGTCGTGAAATATGTTATCGGGATCGTGGTCTGTAAATCTAACATAAATATGTACCTTCTTGCCCTTGTGCTTATCTTCAAACCATTTAAGCATTTCCCCTCCTATCCCTTGTCTCAGGCACCTTCTTGCTACATATATTTGTCGCATCTCTACATAGTCAGGAGCTTCGCCATATAAGAGAAAGGCACAAGGAGGCATATCAGTGTTTTCTGGCACTTCCCAGCTCCAATTAAGAGGAACTGCACCATCCCCTTCTTCTAGGTTTTGCCCTATCCCCCAATATATTATTTTTTTGAGTTCCAGGGGTAACGATTCACGCATTTTAGTAAAGTCTCCCGATTATATTTATAAGGTATTAAAGATATTGGTTTTTGACCCCAAAGAATTGATTTTGCTATTATTTCACTAAATCCTTCAAACTCTACCATTCTTATTGCTCCTGTCATCAGTTTTGTTTGTCTATTCATTTCTTCTCGTGATACTCTGCCCATAATATGTACATTATCGGGAAAAGCATTTAGCTCTTTCATTAGAAATCCTTGCTTGAAACTGCTTCCGTATAAATAATAATCAACATCAGGGTTTTTCCAAGCAATATCTCCAATTTTGTCCCAACCGTACAGTAGAAAGTCATCGCCTGAAACACTTGAATAGTATGAGTTTTTTATAAACTTATTCAACTTAGGAAAGTCTTTTACATCTCCTAAAAAACTTGGGCATACCTTTGCTTTGATACCGAGCTTCTTTAACAAATCGGCTTCCACTGTATTTTCTACCCAGTTTTCAAACTTCTTTAAATAAGGTACGAAGTCTTTTGGGTTTACTCTCTGCTTTCCTTTGTCGTCTATCCACCAGCCTTCAGAGAAATGGCGAAGGTCACTGCCAGCCCACCAGATCATTTTTTTGCCTCGGTGACTTCGAAAGTTACAGTAATCGGGCAACCCGTACATACCAGCAAAAACTGTTGGTGCTTCGGGGTCTGAGTATTTGACTACTCCCCAAGCATCATAGAATGTCCCAGCAAAACCGTCTCCGAGACTTCTTGCTATTTTTATTTGCCATTTTTGCTTCATTTATAAAATTTACTAATAATGGGTGTTTATTAAAACGTGATGATTGATATTCCGGGTGCGATTGTGTAGTAAAGAAATGCAGTGGATTTTCCCAATCAATCCCTACCTCGTAATTATTCCAGTAGCTTTCTCCGTTCCTTAACCCTACGTTTAATTCTGGTAACTTCTTAACTACTGCCGTTCCTTCTCCAAATTCTTCACTCGTAGCGTCTTTTATCCCCAAGACATTGCGAGCATACTCTATCCCAGCTAATTGGTGTCCGTGGCATATCCCCAGAAAAGGTGTTCCTGATTCCCGGGCTTCTCTTATCTTGGATATTAGGACTTCAACATCTTTCGGGTGGTGGCTACCACATATTATTAACCCCGGATATTCTTCCCAATCTTCGTCAATTTCCGATAAAGCCCTTTCAAGGTTCTGATTGTATTCCCCAAAAAGTTCCATAATTTTTCGTCGTTTTTAAATTTTTTATAATCTACGGGTTCTTTTATCTTATTTATTGGTTTTAGTAGTTTTAACGCCTCCTCTCGTGTCATTTGCCCTGAGTTTATAAGTGATGAGTAGTGAGCTTTGTTTTTATCTATTCCCATTTGTGGTAGGTATTCTTCTTGAAACCATTTTGTAAACTTACTTTCGCAATGCTTTTCTCCATAAGGTTTATAACCGTATTCCCGCTCTAACATCTTGATTGATTCTTCACGGTTGTAGTCAAGGTAGTCAAGTAGGTAAACTAAATTAATTCTTTTGATCCACTTGTAATAGTTAAACTTTAACAGTCCGCACGTCGGAAGCCCCTTTAACCCTTCACCGCTAAACTTTCTGTAAATGTCTTTTATATGTACTAAGTCTCTGGCGTTATATCCCCAGCTTGGTGGCATTATTGACTCTGTTGCTACGTTCCCCCCTGATAAAACCCATTTTATACCGTACTTACTAGCCATCTCGTATGTCGTTGCCATTAGTATATGGTCTGTTGGTATCTCGATGTTCGGAGTTCCTGATTCTACAAAGCACTGTTGTAGCTTTTGGAATTTTTTAATATCTATTGTGTATCTGTAAAAAGGTACTCTTAACTTTTCTACCATTCTAAGGATATTCTCGTCAGCACGTGGATCGTTATATCCGTTATCTACTGAGTAGCACAGAGGTTTTAACCCGTACTTAACGGCGTAATGAAGGACGGTTGAGCTATCCACACCCCCCGATAGGCCTATTAAGCAATCATACTTTCCACCCTTGATACTTTTTAAAACTTTTAGTAAGTTCTTTTTCTCTAATTCAATTTCTGCTAACGATTTCTTTGCTTGGTCGCAGAAATTACACCCGCTATCCGTTCTTTTAAATTCTTTTGCTGTTGAATCCATACAGCAACGTGAGCATTGATCCATATATTAAGTTTATTGTTGTAAAAATGGGGCTAAGCCCCAGAGATGCCTTCTATGAGTTCGTAAGTTCCCAGAAGGTCTTTGAAGTCGATTGATGATCCTTTGCCCAGTTCTTTGTAAATCTCTTGGTGGAGATTCATAAATCCGTAGGAAAGGTCAATTTCTTCACCGTTGATGAGGACCTTCCTCTCCTGTTTGTCCTCTTTGGTGATGATGTCTATGTGCCACTTTACTACTGCTCTATCGAGTAGTAAGTGTCCTTCCGCCTCCTTCATTGTGAGTTTGTCTGTTACAGCCCCTCGGAAGTTTCCGAAGAACCAGTGTATCATATCGAAGTAGTGTACTCCGATATTGAACAGCAAGCCTCCCGAAAATACTGTCTTCCCTTTCCAGCCTTCGAAATAAACTGAGTTTCGGTGAATCTTGATGTTCATTTCGACTGTGTGGAATCCTGTTTGAAACTTCTTGCGGAGTTCTCGCAGTTCGGGATTGTACCTGAGTTGAAGAACCGGGTACAGCTTATCAGCGTTCGGGTGTTGTAGTACTCTCCGTACGTCTCCGACATTGAGGGCGTGAGGCTTCTCACAAATTACGGTCTTGCCTGCGTCCAGAGCTTCTACAACCATTGGATAGTGCAGGTAGTTTGGGGTTGCGATTACTACCACGTCCACGTCTGATCCAAGCACCTTGCGATAGTCTCTTACCCCTCCGTGGTGAAGAAGGCTTGTTGTATCATCGTAGGAAATATCACATTTCTGTGTTAATTTACCTCCTACGATTTCAATGCTTTCTCGGTGGATTTTTGATATTCCACCCATTCCGATTATTCCGAATTTCATTTCGCCTCCTTTAGTGCCTTTTCGGCACATTCTTTGCAGATACCCGTTGATTCTTTCCCGACTGGGTTCTTGCCATCTTCTTCTTTAAGAATTTTCTTACACCAACCACATCTCGTGAACATTATTGCACCTCCCGTGCAGGGTTTCCGACTACCAAAGTACCCGATTTCACGTCTTTAGTTACTACTGAGCCAGCTCCTATTACTGCATTTTCTCCGATCGTTATTCCCGGAAGGATAATTGCCCCAGCTCCGATTGAAGCACCGTCACAAACGAATGTCTCTTTCCAGTGTTTTCCACCAGAAGGAGGGTATTTATCGTTTGTGAACGTTACTCTCGGCCCTAGAAAAACATTGTTCCCTATCGTTACGCCCGGACAGATATACACGAAAGCCTGAATTGAACAGTTACTACCGATTACTGCACCACCAATCTCAACAAAATCCGCTATCTTTGTTCCCTCCCCGATAATTGATTTGTAGATGTTTTGGTGTTTCATTTTTCCTCCTATTCGTAAAATTCTTTTATCTTGGATATAACATAAAGCACTTCTTCGTCTGTTAAGTTTTCGTTACACGGAAGTCTGAGCGTTTCATCTTCATACTTTTGAGCTTGCGGTAGTTTAGGTACAGGGAAAGGGTAGTTATTCTTCATTGTCTCAATACCATTATCCTTTAAAAATTCATATAGCATATTTCTTTTGTCGGTTCTTATAATGTAGTCTTGCCATACTCGGCCTTCGGTGTGGGGTGGTAGCTCTATCCCCAAACCCTCTAAGTTGTCACGATACATTTCTGCTATATTCTGGCGGATCTGGAGGATTTCTTTTAAGTATTTTATCTTCACGTTTAGGATTGAAGCCTGTAGATTGTCTAGTCTTGAGTTTACTCCCCAATCTTCTGCGGTTTCTTTGAAGTGGTTTCTGGCTCCCTTTACCCATTCGTAAATCTTTTCGTTATTAGTGACTAAAGCCCCAGCGTCTCCATAAGCTCCGAGAAGTTTAGCTGGGTAGAAGCTGAAACATCCCACATCTCCGAATGAACCTGCTTTTTGCCCGTTCCAAGTAGCCCCAAGTGCCTGAGCTGAGTCCTCAATTACTTTCCAGCCATTTAATTTCGCTAGATTCAATATCCTCCCGAAATTCTTGTCAAATTCTCCTTCAATGTGTACGGGGATTATAGCCTTAGTCTTGTCTGTAAACTCTAATCTTCCGTCTAAGTCGTAGAATATTGGGGTAGCTCCTACCTGTACTATCACCTGTGCTGAAGCTACAAATGTCCTTGAAGGTACAAGCACCTCATCACCTTCTCCGATTCCTAAAGCTCTTAGAGCGAGGTATAGAGCATCTGTGCAAGAATTAAGAGCTACGCAGTATTTAACACCGATATACTCCGCTAAAGTCTTTTCAAACTTCTCAACGTCATCCCTGAGAATCAAATCCCCATTCTCGAGTACACGTTGCATCTCTGAGTCTATCTGGTCTTTAATAACTAGATACCCAGCTCCCGGGTTAAAAAATCTAACTTTCATAATTTTTTATTTGTTTAGTAATAATTGAGTCAACTAAATTAGCGTTAGGGACGACGCAATGTCCGCCGATTTTCCCCTTCATTGGTTTTAAAACTGGCCTTGTAAATTGAGTTTCCCCTAATTCTGAATATCCTTCGTTGTATGCTTTATTCCAAGTTGAATATGCCTCGTGGAATGGTACTCCGTATTTCTCAGATAGTTTAACCATTTCTTTCATAAAAATAATATTCCAGCCATAATATGAGGTACACATTATCTTAGCTAGTTCGGTTGTCTCAGAAGAAGAAAAATGTCCTACCTTTATTCCAGCCCCAGTTAAGAATTTCTCCGCTTCATAAGCATCATAGGCGTTGTTAGCTCCTATAAACTTGATGAAAGTTAGAATACTCTTAGCAAGGTTCGGGTGTTTACCATTTACAGGTGAATGAACCGCTCCAATTTTTCGAGTAGTTCCCGCTGGTACAGTTGAATGAATGATAGTTAGCTTCGGTTTGTACTGTTTTATGTAGTCTTTAGTGATCTTTACGAAGTCTTTGGAGTACGGATAGCAAACGTTCATAACTGTATATTTACCTTCAACGTTAGCTTCCGACTCATTCTCTTTGTCCTTTATAGTAACATCGTACGCACTGCATAGCACGTTCCCCAAGGACTTCCCAATCTCACCTGCTCCTAAAATTAAAGTTTTTTCCATTTTATTTTATTAAATAATATTTATCTTTTTTTACGCGAACCTTCTTTTCCTCGTCATACATTAGCTCTTCGTGCAATACTTCGCCTGGTCTGCTCCCTATATACTTAATTCCATAAGGGAAGATATTATGATCTTCTTGAAACTTTACAGCTAGCTCTATGATCTTCTTCGGCTCGCCCATATCTAAAACTAATATACCATTATCTTCTTCACTAGCCCTGATTACTAACTCACAAGCCTCACTAATCGACATCATATATCTAGTCATTCTTTCATCTGTAACAGTCATTGGCTTCCCTTCTTTCAATTGGCGTTCCCATATAGTGTAAAGACTCCCACGGCTTCCAATTACATTTCCAAACCTTACCGATACGAACCCCTTACCTTGATTTTTTACCATTATCTCGCACATTCTCTTTGAAGCTCCCATTATTGAGTTTGAAGATACTGCTTTATCGGTACTTATAAAAACAAATTTTTCTAAGCATTCCCACCTCTTGGCTTGATTTAAAACATTCCAAGTTCCGTTTATATTTGTGGTTATAGCTTCTATGGGGTATTTTTCCATTAAAGGAACGTGTTTGTAAGCGGCTGCGTGAAATACTATTTGAGGCTTGAAGTCTGAGAATACATCGAACACAGTCTTTTCGTCTCTTATGTCACCTACTCTACCGTGGCAACTAGTTTCCTGCTGTATATCAAAAAATCCTGATTCGTTTGAGTCCAATCCAATTACAAAGTTATCCTTACAAAGTTGTCTTGCAAGCTCGCTACCTATACTTCCAGAAATTCCTGTTATCAATATTCTTTTGCCTTTTATCATATCTAAATTTTAATATAAGTAGCTCCTTTTGAATTAATAGCATTTCTAACTCCTTCTCTACACTCCGGAAAACAAAGTTTCAAGTTTGGGATATTTCCTAATACATTACCGTCCTCATATTCTAAAAGGTTATGGGAGAAGCCGAGGAAACCCGAAGCTCCCGTACCCACAAACTTAACGTCTAGTTTATTATTACATACATTTCGTATCATTTCATAAGTTCTAAGTAAGAAAACGCTGTTAGTGTAGCAGTAAGGTTTAAAACCACATATAGACAACCCCCCCGCTACTAAAATCATATTCTGCTCGCAACATCCTACATTTATAAATTGCTCTGGTAGGGTTGATTGAAACTCTTCGCAGTAAGAGTAGCCAAGATCAGCCGTTAGCACTACTATGTCCTTATCCTTTTTAGCTTTGTCTAAAATTAATTCCCAAAAATCTTTCCTAAAGTCCATCTAGTGCCTCCTGTAAATCATACTTATCAATATTTCCATAATGCCAGTGATAGTTATTTTCCATATAATCAACCCCTTTCCCCTTGACTGTTTTTATACATTGAAAGTTTGGGATTGTTTTTTTGTAAAATTCAATAGCTGTACTCAACCCAAGAATATCCTTAGTCTCTCCTAGCGCTTGAAGCTGATTGTAATCTACAATAACGTTCAAATTATATAAATTATGATGTCTTGCAAATAAAGCCGCCTCAAAAGTACTCCCCTCTTGTAAATCACCATCTCCTAATAGTACATAGACATTCTTCTTTCTGTTACCGATTGCTATACCGCAAGCTGTCCCAAGTCCCATTCCGAGAGAACCCCCGCTCCAAATTACTCCGGGTACTTTATTTGAAACTAAAGGATATTTCTTTAAGTATTGAGATGAGTTTTTTAAAATCTTTTTATCCTCTAAAATAGCGTAAAGAGCTGATACTCCGGAAGCCTTACTGAAAATTAAAAAATCCCCTTTCTTGAGGATTTTATAATATAAATCAACTAGAATGTCAGAGCAAGATAACGCTGATCCAATATGGCAAGCGCCAACTTTTTCTGAGTCTATTAAAATCTTTTGCTTAATTTGTTTCTTTTTATCTTCCATTTGTTTAGGTTTGATGTTTGTTTTATTCTACTAAATATTTTTTAATAAGTCAAGGGATTTTTTTAGCCCTGCGATACATTCTTCGTAGTTGAAATTAGGTTCGAGCTTATTCTGCTCTGATCTTAGGTAATCCACTATATCTGGTATTGTTGCGTCCAGGAAGTCTCCAAACCATATAGGGTTTTGATGTGCGGACTGGTTGCCCATCGTGTGATGTTTACTGCACAAAAGAATCCCATTTCGTAAATCAAATCTTAGATGAAGTCCTGTTCTCCCTATAATGTGATGAGCGTTTACCGCACTCTTTGAACCGCAGTATCTGCATTGTTCATTATCTCGTATGTGTATTGTCTCGCTCCATAACCTATCTGCTTTATTCTTTTGTGTTTTTTTTGATGGTTTCTTCATCTGATTCTTTTTGTAATAATATCCATTCTATTGTGTCAATTTCATCTTCTAAAAGCTGAATTAAAAGTGTTGTTTGGCAGTTACGGCAAGAAAAGTAATAGTCCTTACAGGGTTCGTGTCCTTCCTTGATTAGTCTAAGAGCTTCTTTTACCATTAAAAGCTTCATATTCTTTATACCTTTTTCGTAAGCTTCTTCAAGCTCTTTGATGCTTTTGCTTGATTTGTATGGTAGCCTCTTTGTTTTCATTGTTTATTTAGTTTTAAGTCCTCATAGCCGAGTCCACAATTTTTGCAGTATGGAAGCCCATTTTGTTGTTCGCAATACTTTAGCCTTTCCTTAATCATTTTAGCTATTTTTCTAGTAGATATCAAGGATTGTCTTTTAAGCAAATCTTCAACAAAGGCTATAGCAAATTGTAGTTCACTCTTGTCAAGGTGTATCCCGAACTCTTCTGTAAATTTTTTTGCCCATTCTTCTTTCATTCTATTTATCCCCATTTAATTTTTCTAGTTCAATTATAGCCCATTTTATTAAAAGTGTTAGTGCGTTGTGCTTTTTCTTCTTTGATAGTTTATTGTAGCCACTAAATACTCTGAATATCTCTGTCTTTCCTGAAACTATGCTGTTGTCTATATCTTCTTTTAGATGTTTGTGTTTCATTCTACCTCCTTTAATTAAAATATTTCTAATTTATCCATCAACTCACTATTCTTATTGCGACATTTCCCACAAAGAAACATATTCGCTACATCTTTTCTTTCCTCTTCCCTTACTTGTTTTTCTAATTTAATAAGGGATTGCTCAAGGAAAGCCTCAATTTCCTCCATACTATGGTGTGCCTTTGTAGATGGAGAAGAAACTTCTTGTGCATCATAGTAGTCTAAAAATAAGTCAAATATCCTCTGCCCAAACTTCTCATTAAAGAGCTTTAGTTGTTCATCTATGTATTTCATAGTTATGTTATTCCATTAAATTATAAAAGTTGCTAATAAATATATACAAGCACTCATAAACATTCCCCAACAAAGTCCGTTCTGAAATGCTTCGCCTTGTTTTGTTACTTTTCCGTCTTTTACATACTTGTCTAAAATCATCTTACCCTCCTCCTTTGTTAGTGATAGTTATTCCATCTTTGACCTGAATATTACTATCATACTTGCGAATGGTGCTGAGTTACTCGCTCCTTTCCTTAATAGACTCCCATCAGGTGTTATAAATTTTAGGCGACCCCTCAAAAATCTTATCTCAACATCTGGCTTATTGTAACAGTATTCGTGGAAAAAAGTTCCGTCGGTACGTGCTGGGATAAGCATTACTGTTGTGTTACCCTTAGATTGTTCCTCCAATGCTTTTCTGCAGAATCCTTTTACCAATGAGTATGGCGGGTTGCACCAGTTCCTCTTTCCCCAATCATATATCAAAGCGTCTTTTTCTATGCTAAGAAAGTTTATACATTTGGAATTACCAGTATTAGCCGCCACATCCATATCAAAGTTAAATTCGTCATTTAGGTTATCAAACAAATTTTGTGGGGTAGCCCATTCGTCTGATTTATTTGAGAAATGTATGTGTATATTATCTTTCATTTTTTTAAGTAATAGTTAATTGTATCGGTAGATTTTATCCCAGTTATTTCCATTATTTTCCTATAAGTATATCCTTTTTCTCGTAATCTCTTGATTGCTTCCCATTTACCACGAGTTTTTATCTTAGATATTTTGTGGCATTTCGGACACATAAGTGTGAATACTACGACGATTTTTTCTTTCATATTTATTTGTTATTATTACAGGTCAAAGGTTGATAATCTTGAAATTGAAAGTGGTTTTCTCAATGGAATTACCAAGCATACTACCAGAATTGTGGGGGCACTGAATACTTTTGGTTGATTCACAGTGCGACCTTCTTTGCAAAGACGCTCTCTCTGAGCTACCCCACAGGTCTGATAGTAAGTTGTTTTCTATAATTTTATAGGGAATGCCATAATATTCTTGATAATTACATTTCGTACAATATTCCCTTGCTCTAAATTTTTATCTTCGATTATTTTGATTGTTTCCTTCGTGTCATCAAGTGTGTACTCTCTTTTACAAGCCAAGGTTATTCCAATGCTTCCTTCACCTCCTTCGTAACCGTAATACACTAACATTTGTTTTACTGTTTTCTTCATTTGTTTATTTTAGTAGTTATTATACAATTTCGTAACCAAGATTTTTTAATTCACTTACTTTGAATGAACCAATAAACTGTTTTCCACCTTCTTCTAACTCTTTCAGGCTTTTATAACCATCAGTTGTTCTAACAATATCATCTCCCTCATACTCTCTTTCATCGTCATCTCCCCACTTCATAATCTTACGATAAAGCGGATAATCATAATGGTCTGCTTCTAAAATAATGTTTCCTGCTTTTAATTTCATCTTACTCCTCCTTGCTAAAGTTTATTTATTATTATCTAAAGAGATGCCATTATTTATATTCGCAATAAATGCCTCGTGCTTTGCTTTGTCATCTTCATCAAGCCTTCTTTTTAGTTCATTTACAGCCTCAATTATCTCATTTAATTTTGTGCATAGCCTAGCTTGTTCTTCTAGTGGGTAGCTCGTTAGGTTTAATTCAAATATGGGGTTTATTTCTGTTGTCATTTTTATTCTCTTGATTATATTACTTACTTGAATATTTCATTACCTTGCTTTATTGATTGAGTATGACCTGTTATTCTACTTGGTGATATAGTTAAAAATCTGTTTCGCTTTTTTGTTGTTATCTCCAAGAAAAGCAAGTTTATTTCTTAGATAGTCCCATATCTCAATATTCCTCTCATCGGTTCTTTTAAGTTCAATAATGTCATTTATAAGTTTAGTTCCTATCTCCTGACACCTTTCTGAATCAAATACTCCTTTAGGTGTTTTATCCCACGCCATTGAAGCATCACCGAGTGCTTGAAATACTAAATTATTTAACTCTGTCATTTTTGTTTCCCTCTTTTTAATATTATTTATATGTCAGGTCGTGGGTAGTGATTATTGACTACCACAGACATTGTTTTAATGGAATTACCAATTATAATTATTTTAGACTTGATATAATAGAGATTGGTTCATCTAATGTTCTGTTTCTTTCTTCTAACATCATCATTGATGGATTATGTATCGTATCCTGTGCAGTAGCCATTTCTTTTCTTTCAATATTTCTTGCTTTCAAATCTTCTATTTTCTTTAGAATAGTGTCTATGAGGTCGGATTGAACCTTGTCAATAACTTCTAAAAATTCATCTTTGTCCATTTCTACAAAAGGTACTGACCATCGGTTGGCGTTCTTTAATGGTACGACTTCCCAGTTTGGCTGGTTCAGATATTTTTCCAATAAGTATTCTTTTATCTTTTCCATTGTATTATTCTCCTTACCAAAATTTACTTATAAAATGCCAAGCTAAATATATAACTGTTCCCCAAAATCCCAATACCAAGGCAACCAATATGATTTGAATTGCCACCACCCATTTACCAATTTTATCAATGTTGTCAAGTTTCATTTTATCCTCCTATTTTAAGTTAGTAAGTTGTTTAATAAAATACTCTTTGAACTTCTTGCTCCACGTCTTTTTACAGTCGGTTTTGTCTATTTCTTTTATGCAATCATCTACTGCTTTATTATATGTGTAAGAGATGAAGCCCCAGACCTTTTCTCTATCTATATGCAATGATGGGTCGTTGTCTCCCTTTTCCCAAGAGAACAAGTGATTTCCGTTATCTAAAAACTCTTGGTTAGCTGTTTCTGGATAAAGTTTATCAAATTCCTCTCTCAATTTTTCTAGTTCTGTCATTCTTCGTGATTGTGTACCACTCACATCTACACCTAAAACATCTTCTCCAATGTATCTTTCTAGTTCTTTTTGCATATTAGTTAGTTATTTCTTAATTTTACCGTAGTATTTTCCTTTTTCTCTACCCTTACTGTCATATCCACCATTCCAAGCGAAGTGAAATGCCTCAAATAATTCTTGTCTTGCTTCTTCTCTTATTCTTCTCTCTTGCTCTTTAAGTAGAGACAAAAGTACATCATCAATACAATCTCCAAGCGTTTTGTGTCCATATTCTTCCGTCCAATCATCAAGAGTTAATCTTCCATCATCTCGTGATAAATCAAGTATTTTGTTTCGTGCCTTATAAAGTTTATCCCAACTACTATCTGGTGTATCTAAAATTAATTCTACTTCTTCTTCGTGATAGGTTTTGTCTCCATCAGAATATCCGTATTTATTTTTTCCGAAGAAGTCGTCTTGGGCGTAAACATCTTTTATTTCACCTGTACTCTTGATTTTTACTTTACAATTAAAGTTGCTCATAGTTAAAATAATGTTAATTCTATTGATTCTGGATCGCGTACTAAATGATAAATGTAATTCTTGCCTTGTTTCTCAGTTCTGAATTTCCAACCTTCTTTTGATAAATCCCAGATTCTCGCTCCAATTCTGAGGGATATTCTTTCAGTAAAGCATCGAAAGTTATCTATCTTCTTTTCTTTACGGAGTATCTGCTTGATAATGTCTAGTTGTGTTGGTTTCTTATCCATATTTTTGTTTTATTTGTTTTGCCCATTCACAAAGTTCCTCAGTATGGTTTATTAAAACGTCTAGTACGGAGTCATAATCGTCAATTTTGCTTATCCCCCACCTGAGTTTAGAGCTTTTTGATCCTTTTGCCTTTGCTACAATTACTTTCTCTCCATTGTCGGTTATAATATCTGCACTACCTTTTAATTTAAGTTTCCAAATAAGGTTCTCTTTACCGTCATAATTGTCCTTACAAGTTACCTCATCACAATCAGCACAAAGCATAAGGTGATACTCGTGTTTTCTTATAAGTGGTTCTGGTATCTCAGCAGTTCCGATTATTTTAATTGTGTTACTATTTATTTCCATCGAGGTCATTTAGAAATTTAGTATCTTCGTTTGAATACGCCTTTTTAGGGGCTTGTGGTGCAACGTAAGGCTTCTTTACCTGCTCTCCGCTAGCGTCGGTGTCTTTGTCTGTTACAAGTCCTAGAATCGAAGATAAAGCGTATCTACGGAAGTAACTAATAAGAGACCCCGTTGCTTGTGCTTTGTTCATTCCCTCGAATCCCTTGATCACGTTTTTTTTGTTCCCGTATTTATCAACTATTTCTTCATAAACAAGAGATTCTATGTGCATATTTGTTGTTGATTCGATACTCTCTCCTGATTCTGTGTGAAATATAATTGTTCTTATTTTATTCCCGTTAATTGGCTGTGAAAACCCAAGCTTATGTTTTGCCATAATAGGATTTATAACTTTAACTATTGCGGGAAGATCTGAATATGTATAATTATGACCTTGAGTGTCTTTGAGGATAACCGGTACTTCCTGTTGGAAGTTAGCTATCGCCTTGAATATGTTTTTCATTCTTTTTAAATTTATTTTCTATTGCTTTTAAAATCTGAGTTACGTTTTGTTGACTTACTCCTAAAGCTCGCGCTATTTCGTTAAATGAAGCCCCTGTTGCTCTCAACTTTCCGATTTCTAGCTGTCTAGCTGTTAGTTCTACTTTTATTTCGTTAAATAATTTTGCAAATTCCTTTATTTCCATTCTATTTGTCCTTTCTTTGACGCTTCTTCTAGCTTTTCGAGATATATTCCGTTAGGGGATAATCTCTTTTGTCGGTTAAATGATGTTACTGATACTGCGATTGTAAGTCCTATTACTATTACACAGAGAAAGATTGTTACCTTTAGTAGTAGAATGTTACTCTTGAATAGTTTAGCTTCGTAGGATATTTCCTGTCTCATTGCCTCTTTTGTAAGTTGATTGATTCTTTTTTTTGTCATACTTTCCAGTTATTAATAGTTACTTTTTGACTTGCTTGAATGTCGATCTGGCTTTCGTTGTCTGCTTTTCTGTCCATTTCGAGTATTTTTTCAAGATTCTCTGCGGTTGGGTTTGCTAGATAATCTTTTTTTAGTTCTTCGTAGTTTTTAGGTCTTCTCCATTCTGAAGTGTCTTCTTCTGGTTGGATATCCATTGTTTGTAAGTCGTCTGTCATTTTATTTCCTCCTGTCTGAATAGACGTCGATTATTAATAATACTCCGAAAACTGTGATTGCAAGTAATAGAAATGCGTTGATGATTGGCATACTTTTAATTTATTAATTATGTCTAAAGTCCGGGACAGGGAGCGGTTGACGTTGCCCCGCTAAGAGCAAGTGTCTGTTGTTTATCCCGGACGAATGACTGCGGTCTTGGCTACACGAGCTTTCGCTCTTATCCAATATGCCAAGATATTGAGTTGGTAGCCGTTCCCTCCGTTTCAATAAATCTATTATATATCATTGTCAACTGCTTGTCAACTAGATTATTTCAACAGTTTAAAAACGGGCTTACGAGTCTTTTCATTGCATCGGTTGGATGACTTTTGTAAAGTTTCTTTGCACGCTTTTTCCACAGTTTTGCTTCAAATGCTTTTAACTCCCAACTTTGTAATTGGGACTTATATAGTTCTCCTTTTTCAATAGCCTTACTGCAGGACAGGAACTCTAAGTTAGTATAACCGTCTCTTATTTTTTTCATTTTATTTTTTTAAGTATTTTTTTTAACATCATTTCGTAGTAATAAGCTAGTACTTCATCATTCTCATAAGTTAACGGCACTCCTCTTGCGGACAACGCACAAACACAATGATGTATAAGCTCGTGTGATAAAGTCCATATGTCTTTATTCTCTGCCCAAATTATTGATGTCTTCTTATAAGTATCTACTATGTGTTTTCCCCTCCCGTTTGCTTCAACCCCCTCATATTCTGGGAAATGTTTTAGATACTTATTGAAAGCATCTACATCACCTATAAATAGCGTTAGATGAACATAAAACATCCTATCGTATATGCAATATTTTTTAAGTTGTTTTTTCATTTTCTCTTTGTTTAAATGATAAATATTTTTTAGTATTGTTTAGTTTAAAATGCTTTTCTCCGCATTCAAAACAGACTTGCCGATTGGACATTAGCATAAATGTATCGTCGTACTTTACGTAGCGGTGGCATATAACACATCTTACTATCCAGCACTTACCTCTTTTATCTTGTTTGGTGTATGTTTTCATCTTTTTTTACGATAATGATCATATTCTAAAATATACTTTTCTTTTAATTCTTCCGTCCTTGTCTGGAGTGGTGGGGGTTGGGGTCTTCTTACTTTCTCTAGTTCACTTATAGCTTTAAGAATGTATTTTATGGTCTCGTCCATTTCTTTTACCTTCTTTGCTAGATCTATTATGAATTGTTTTTGTTTCTCGTCCAATTTAATCCTCCGCTAGATCTTCGACTTGCATTGTTTCTATTATTTCTAATATTTTATGAGCAAACCTTTTCTCCCCAGTTAACTTTGTGCGTTCTCTCCAAAATTTCTTCTTTTCTTCTAAATCTAACCCCTCTATTGATTTATTAAAATCATCGTAAGGAATATCTTTCTCGGAAACCTTAACATCACATAAAGTATATATCTTATTTATTGTTGCTCTTAGGTCTTTTTCCATTTTCTTCTTTTAATTTTATTAGTTCTAAGAAAAACATATTCCACGATTGTTTCTTTCTTAGTTTCTTTAGTTTATCCCACGTCCTATCGTCTATTCTAAACCCTCTTACTGGGTATTCTTTATATTCTTTTTGTGTTTTCATATCTGTTGGTGTTTAACAATTTGTTTAACATTAACCCCTCTAACCAAATCTTCTTTCCGCTGGATTGCAACTGGGCTTTCCAACTGATAGTCTCTCTTGCTAGACGATCCCTTGTGGTAGTCTTACAATTAAGATTATTTGAGACTTAGATTAAGAAGGTACAATTACAATCCATCGTATAAGTGAGTTTGGTTTCCTTGATAACACCTCTTTTAATGTCTAGGTGTGGGTAGGAAATACCCAGGGGAGACAAGAAAAAACCCGCATTACGGTTAAGCAGGTGCGGGGCTTTTCTCTATAAACAAAGTTATATACAATTTTTAGCCTGCTTAACCTGTGTATAATCTTATCACAGAAAGCAGGGTTTGTCAATTGCCAACTTAGTGGCTTATTAGACAAAAAATCCAGACGGTGTACAAAATGCGTTCTGGATTTTTTGTAACAATTTATCGTTTTCGACATGTTCCTGTTGGTACAAGAATCTCCTCATCCAAGATAAGTCTAGCACAGATACTATTGCTTGTCAACAGGATAAGTAAGCATCCCAACTCCGGCCTCTACTACGTTAGCTGTAAAGAATATTCCACCGATCCATTTCGCGCAATCAATGAATTGATCTACGCTTGCTACCTTCAAGAATAGTGCTACGGCCATAACTGTCATTATCATAACTGCGATTAAAAACTTCCTACTAAGTAAATCTTGCATATTTTTAATTTAATAATATTACCAATTAATTAATTTATTCTTTTTCATACTTTCCAATAATCTTTGATGAACGCTTCCTTCAAACTCCATTTGTATCCCGTCTTTTAACCTTGAGGGGGTTTCTGTCCAATAAGGCTGAGTACCTAGTTTCGGGTCAACCATTTTCTGAATATCTTCTGGTACAAGTCCGTATGAGAAGAACGTTACTAAATCTGGCGACCAGTGTTTGAAGTTATCCTTTACGAAATAAGCCCTTCCTGTACTGTCCTCGATTGTTTCCCCTTCAAAGAAGAATCCAAGAGGGTCTGTATAGTTTCCCATATCGGCATTCTTATATCCGTGCATCCAACACCCGAAGTGAAGGTGACTCCCACTACTCGCAATGGGGTATCCTGATTCCTTAGTGTTACCTCCACTCTTACAGGGCAATAGAGCCCCTTGTTCGAACGTGTCGCCCACTTTTAGTGTCCCAAAGGTAGATATGTGTGCATAAACGCATCCAGAGTCCTCAAGTCCATTAAAACTGAAATAGGCGGCGTTTCCCCATGGGTTGGTTTGTTCGTTATATGGTAGTATTTGATAACAAGTCATATTATAGGTCGCGAATAAGTCCGAACCTGCTACTACTGCCAAATCAACTCCTGTATGTAACCACCCCCATTTTTTGTAGTATTCGGCGGTTTTTTTGTCTTCCCAAAAGCAACTAATTACTTTGTACTTCTGGCTCACTGGCCAACTGAGCTTTGTCATTTTCTTTCTCCTTATTTTTAGACATTACTTCTAAAAGTTGTTCTATCATAGAATCTTTTTCGAGAATCGCTTCTGCCATATCAAGTATGTTCCCTTTGTACTTTTCGATTAAATCGATTAGTTCTTGTTTCATATTATTTTATTAAGTTATCTACTAAATATTTTACTATCATCATCCCTACGGCGACTATTACACCACCGACTGACGACCAGACTAATATCTGACCCTTAATGTTTTCTCTCCACATTTTGAGTGAAGCTACATCATTATCGGTTGTACCGCTTTTCTGACACATATCATTTATTTTCTTCTCCATTCCTTCCATTGTTCCTATGATATGTCCTAATTTCTCCATTATTTGCGAGATTTCTTGTTGGCTCATTTGACTTATATTTTAATTATGTTATAATCGTTTTATGAAACAAACACTAATTGATATTGGGGCTGTTATTCTGGCGATACTTTTCCTTGTTGGATTTATAGTTTTGTATCAGATAATACCCATAAACTACATCTAGTTATTTGGCCATTTCTTTTAAAACATTCTCATTTATTATCCCTTTACTCATAAGGTTAAGAAGAAAGTCTTTCTTTTCTTGTGGGGTTTTTCCTTTTAATTCTCCTAATACATATTTTGCTTTACCTTCGTTAGGAAGGCTGTTTATGGCTTTCTCAACAGGCGTGAAAGTTTCTTCTTTCATATCATTTAGAACATCATTCAAGAATCTCTTTTGATTTTCTTTTGGTATTTTACTAACTGACTCTGCTATCTTCCCTTTGTCCTTGGAGATTATAGCATTTTTGAGATCTTGTTTGTTGCTAAAATTCTCTCTGGCAGTTTCCATTGCCTGCTTTTCCTTAAAATCATAAATCTTGTTTGATTCTTTTGTAAGACTGTCAGATGTACCAATAAATCTACTTGTGATAGGAGCTTTCCCTATTGTTGGAGGTTTCCCCATTATAGTATCACTAAGCTGTGTAGCTTGCTTTCCTACGGAAGCCGTATATCCAGATATAACGTGATCTATCTTGGCCGGTGATATTCCTGCATATTTTCCAATAAGTTTTGCTGTCTCTGAGGTTGACTTATTAAATTGTTGTTCCGGCGGAAGATCTTTTTGATACTGTGATACTATCGGTTGTTTTGTGAAAAGATTATAGTTTGTCATTAATTCTATCGGTGGTTTGAAAGCTGTCGGTATTAAATCCCCAAGTCCGCCTACTGGGGAGAAGTTTGAAAGAACCTGTCCTGATAAT